TTCTCCTGGGAGCTATTCCCGATGACTACATTAACAGCCTGAGCCATAACGTAGCTAGATAGCTTCTACGACTTCGGTTATCGCTTAATTCCCGCTCCTCAGCGAGGAATCTATCCGAACCCGTTAAGTACTTGATCTCACACAAGTTCTCTTTGGGAAAGTCGTGCCTCCTTAGCAACCAGTCGGGAGGTATAAAGCGGTATCCACTCAAGTAGTTTGCAGCGTAGCTGCGCAAGACCTCTTCAGCTCCCCTACGTTGTTTGCCTCCGTAGTCCCTGAAAGACTCAGGAAAGATGGCCTTGTGTACTAACTCTTGAACATCAGTATCAGGCTTTCCCTTATACCAGACTGCCCCAAGGAAGTGAGGAACATTAATTATAGTCTTCTCAACATTAATAGTAAGGCCAAAACTTGACACATAATCTGACCAAGCGTGAAGATCTACCTCTCCACGTATGTTCAGAAGAACATCGTCACCCAGCACAAAAAATGCCCGATGTTTAATGTCAAGTCCAAACTTGTCACCAATGGCATAACACACGGCTACATTCACAATAGAGTCAATAAGCTGTGTGAAATAACTACCACTGGGCACGCCATGATTCTTGCCGGTATAGAGATTCCCGTCAGGCATCACTATCGGCGTGTAGATGAAATACTTAACTAGGCAGTCCCAGCCATATTCATCTAGGTCCTCCTTTGCAAACCAGGTACTCAAGATACGAAAAGCTTGTCTGATAAGGACTGCACTGATTGTGCTATCAAACTTGCTGTAGTCGAGCGCAACTATGGTTCCTCGTTGGTCGACCACGTACTTGTGGATGTAGCTACCAAGCTCCGCTTTACTCAATCCGAATGCCATAGGTGTGCGAACACTCTTAAAGTGATCGATTAATGGCCGAGCAAAACGTGCCTCCATGATAGTCATCTCAAGAGGATAACCCCACACAAGACGTGTCTTGTTCCCTTTCTGCGTGCGTTTGTAAGCAACGCAAGGATTTGGTGCCTTACTACCTGAACGAACTTGAGACTCACGATCGAAACCGTAAGCTAAAGCTTCTGCCTTCTTTACCATTAATGGTAATCCAGCACTCTTGTTCAGCTTGAGGGCATGAGAAGGAATAAGATGATCATCAAGAAGTCGTAAATGATCGGCTTCCTTAGGTTTAGCGAATATTTTAAAAGCCTTTCTAAACCCAACTTCCAGATGAGAGTCGATGAACTCGTATTCCTTCCAATCTGTCGCGTAACGCTCTAGGGCGCTCCACAATTGACTAGGATCGTAAATTGATCTTGGATCCTCAGTCCATTTAAAACCCTGCTGCCTTAAGATCGAGGCAACATGGTCGTCGAAGATTCCCTTCGGGTTGGGCTTCGACATCTGCGCAACATACGATTTCAATGATTTCCGTCGAAACGGACCACGATTAGTAAGCATGCGCCACCTCCTAGACATCGTGTGACTTACGGCCACCAGTCGGTTAAACAACCGAACTTCATAAGACATGTAAACTACGTTGAGCGTCTAACTCATTTCAATCGGGTGAAGATTGCCGTGTACGCGAGTACTATGTCTTTCG